TCATTCCGACGGCGGGAATCCGGTTCGCCGCGGTTATGGCGGCCACCTGTCCATAGGCGTCTTCCCGTGCGCAGTACCAACGGTTTGCGTTCGATAAAATGTAAGACATAAGTTATTCGCTCAACTTCACGGCGAAGTTAACCTTCGCTCGCTGTATAAAATTTTTCCCGCCCATAGCCACCGGCTCGTAGTCCACTTCATAGCCGCCCGAGTACGATGCACCGTCTCCCCAATCGCCCCGCGCATCGCCAAGCAGCGCACAGACCGCATCGACATACATCTCTGTGTTCGATTCAATCCGCTCCAGAGTTTCCTGCGTCTGACGGATTTCGATGACGATATGGACCCTGCCGGAAAAGCTACGGGATTTCTCCTGCTGTAGGTTCTGCACCTTGTCGCAATACACCAGGAGCGCCGGGTACAGCGCCTGTCCGTTTGCCTCCGCAATTTCGATACTGACGTTCTGCGAGACAATCGATCTGATGCCAACGGCTTTCAGTGTTGAGTCATTCGCCTCAATCGAAGTTATACGCGCATTGACACCACTCGTTGTCGACGTCAACAGCGCTATAACCTGCGCAGTGAGCGTTCCGGTAAATCCTGCCATCGTGTCCTCTTTCCTGATGTAGTTTCAAACGCCGGTTAGTTTTTAGACTTTTGCTTAGCCCCGCATGATCGTTGCGGGCAGCGCTTTCACGTAGTCCGGTGATTGCCCTGTTCCTGGAAGCTGCGAACTCGTCGAGGCTCCAGGAATGTAAGTGAAGGTATCTCCAGGTGGCAATACAGTGCTGTTCTGCAGAGTCATCATGGCGAGCGCAGCGCCCACATAGACGTTGAAGCCTGCCGCGTTCGCCGGGGGCGCGATCGCCATGACGGTCATCAGGTTATTAGCCGGGACCACAATGGAACCTGCGGCCGATGGCGAGCCTTGCTGACCAGCCGCGTTGACCCACGCCATGCACGCATAATACGTTCCGCCGCTCTGCGTGGAGGTCACCGATTCGGTTCCCAGAATCGGAATGGACGCTTCGGCAACCGGGCTTGTGACCAGGCCGATTCCGTTGGCGATAAACTGATCGCGCGCCGCCTTGGTGAGCGTGACGAACATATCCCATTTCAACTTGTAGCGATCAATCAGCTGAGTGAAAGACGCATCGCGGTAAACCATTACCAGAGCCTGCATCTTTTCCCATCTCGCCAGGTCCGGCGTCACCACGACCTGTCCGATGCCGGGAGGCTGAACTAACCCTGTGGTCACCGAAGCCTGAAGACGAAGCAGTAACGTCTCGAGTTCGGATTGCACCTCGCTCATGGCGAGAATAAGTTTCGACGTAACATTAATGCCGACTGTCTGCGCAGTGTCGAGCAGACCGGAGTCCTCAGCCAGAAGATCGTCGATTGTACACGCTGGTCCGTCCAGAAAGAGTGCCATGGAATTAGCTCCGATCCTTCGGCGTTCGTCTCGCGCTTTTAGCCGGCACCATGACGAGCTGGACCCGGCGAGCCGCTTCATCCCGCTCATACTGTTCGCGACCGGCGCGCAGCTCTTCACGGAACTCGCCGGCTTCCGTTTCCGTAGCTACACGGGCCCGGGCTTCGGCGATCAGCTTTGCCGCAACACCGCGCGGGGTTTCTGTAAGCACGCCCTCTTTACCGCCCTCGGAGGTCGCAAGACTCACGAGCACAATGTCGTTTCCCTTCAGCGTCGCTTCGGCTTCCCGAACTTTTTTGTAATAAGACCGTAAGTCCATCGTTCTCTCCTTGTTCTGCGAGGCAGGCTGGTGACCTGCCCCGTATCACGCAACTAACTACTAGCTATTGATCTGGACCGCATGGTTGTTGCGAAGAACCGCGCAACCATACAGGACGTCAACGGTGAACTGCTGCGACAACGTATTCGGCTGGTAGCTCATGGTCACGCGCATGCCGAAGTTGCCCAGTTCCGCATACTCCGCAATCGCACCGGTTCCCGGCAGCGGTTGCGGCAGACGGCGTACCACCAAACCAATCGCATCCCGCTCAAAAGCGAGGTTATGCGTGTTCAGCGGCGAGCTGCCCGTGGCCGGAACATACTGTGAACGGAACACGTAGAAGTCTTTGATCTTCCCGATGGTTCCGTCGATGATGCTGCGCAAACCCGCTTCGCCAGCCGTCTGAAACTCACTGAAGCGCGGAATCTGCCGCATCGCCGAGTAAGTGTTGCTATCGACGATGAGATATTTCGGCCGGTTGGCCGGCACCTTCGCCTGGAACAACGCGGTCTCCGCCTGATCGAGAACAGCTTCGGTGAGCGGCGTACCGGCGGTACCCAGCGGCGTGTTCGCGGTAAATCCCGCATACAGGTTCAACAGATCGGTTTCGATCCGTTCCGCAATCGCAATGACCGCGGGCTGCATGTACACACGAAGCAGATCCGGCACTGCCAGAACTTTCGTGATATCGGGAATCTGGAAGGTCGCTTCCACGTGCGTGTTCAGCACGATCTGCGCGTTTGAAAGGCTGGGGTTCTGCGGCTGCACGGCCCCACCTTCCGCGATGTTGTTGGCCACAAGCTGAGGCGCGATCGGCACATTGACCGTATCGCCCGCCTGGGCCAGAGTCGGTTCATAATCGCGATTGACCAGATTCCCCATAACGAGGTTTCCGATCAGGGCCGGCAGCGCGTCCGCCGCTACCAGTTTCACGATTGCGTTTGCTACATTTGCTGACGTAATTGAAGGCATTGTTCTCCCTATTCATCTCTCGGCCAAATAAAAAGAGGAGGGCCGAAGCCCTCCTCTTAAACTCGTTCTTACTTCATCCCGGAAACGCCGGTTCCGGCTCCGTTACCGCAGCGACTGCGACGCGACCCGGAGAATCTCCAGCCGCGCCCGCTCCAGATCTTCTTTGCTCATCGACGGGCCGATCTTATCCAGATCGATTGCACCGGCACCGACCGGCGCGGTCTTTTGTGTCCCCGTCATCCCGGTTCCGCCAGCAATACGCGCGGGCAGGAACTCCGGGTTTTGCTGCACAAATCCCGACAGACAGTCGCTCACCGATTGTTCGCCGCTTTCTCCGCGAGCCACCACGCGGCCGTCATCCGTGCGGACCACTTCGTCCTGCACGGCTTTATACGCCAGATCGACCTTAGCGACACCGAGCCGCTGCAACTCCGAGCGAATTGCACCAGCGCGTTGCGCCTCATCGGCGATCGCGCGAGTACGTTTGTTCTCTTCGCCCATTTCGTTGAGCCGCTTTTCCAGCTGCTCACGACGTCGGCGTTCTTCCTGTAACTCCGTCTTGTAAGCAGGTTCGCGCCGCGCCGTATCCTGGCGCATATATTCATTGATCGCCTGCTGTACGATCGCCTGTACGTCCGGTTCTTCCATGTTGTTCGTGTAGCCTCCTGTTTGTGACTAACCCCTGTCGTATCGCGACGCGAAGCGTCACCAGCAACGAGGGTCGGTAATTTGTGCGCGCTTAACTCGCGTCGATCTCTTCCGCGATGCGATCCTTGATCTCCTGGCGGGCGTCACACAAGTACTTCAGCGCCACCCTCTTGTAGATTTGCTTCTTCAGTGTCGGCGAATCGATTCCGAGATTAAGCAGGCTCTGCGCATCCGTTGCCTCGGAACTGAAATCGGTGATATCGAAGGAATCGAGGCCGGTAACGTCGACCGTCATGTCGTCGCAGCGCGCCGCCGCAACACCGTTGAGAATGTTTCGCATGGAATCTTTCACTACATCGCCGTATGCGCTCAGAATTTCCTGAGTGACCGCGAAGTCCCACTGCTTACTCAGTCCGGACTGCATGGCGCCGCCGCTATCGCCAGCCTGCTGCATGAGAAACGACACCCGGTAGATCTCGTCTTTCAGCCGATCCAGGTTATCCGCGGCAATCTGATAGACCTTGCCATCGGGTTCAGCCCATCCGAACCTGTCCTGAGGCCCGAGCTGGATGTAGTAACTCTCCCCAACCACCTGGCTCCATTCGCGGTCCGAGTAGATTACCGGCATGGCGAACAGCCCCATAGTCAGGGCCCATCCGAGCGCATTTGACTTGTTGAAATGCTCCAGCTGGAGGGATGCCGCTTTGTTCGTCAGCCATAACCCGTCGCTCACTTTCAGCTCATACACGGGCACGCGTCCGACGCCGGCGAAGCCGTGCTTACCGCGCTCTACCAGCTCGATGCCGGGATTCCGCTCATAGATTTCGTAGTTCTCGCGATCATAGTAAATCCACCGCGTCTCTTTCTTCCAGCCGAGAGACTTCACACCGTCCTGTTTCAGCCATGACGTGCGGATGACTATCCATTCCATCTCGCCACGATCGTCGTAACTCCAGTTAATAACTTCCCCGGCGTTGTAACTCACGAGATAAGCCCGGCTACGTCCCAGCGCATCCTCTTCAGCCCGGGATTTCGCCTCATCGCCAACCCTGGGGAAATCCACCACGACATATGACTTCCCGCACACCAGCGCTTCCGTGAGTTGCTGCCGAAAGAACTGGCTCAGGGTGGTGCCGCGCTGATCGCAGTTCTGAATGAACTGCGCGAAGAAATCACGCGATGGCGCGCTACCTTCAGTCAGATCGACGACTGGCTCTTCACGCATCAGTGTCGCTGCGTACCAGTCGACGATTGACCCCACGTAATTTTCATAGAACACGCGACCGAGGCGCTCCTGGTAAACATCCAGCGGCTCCTTGAGGCGACGGACCAGATACTCGGCGGCATTTCGGCGGAAATGCTCGCCGCCTGCATAAATGTCGCGATACCTGTGCCACATTCTGGCCTGCCCGGAGTAATCCGGATGCTCCTGCTCAATGTGTTGGTTGGTGCCTGTAGCGTTTTCAATACTGTTGTCAACCCAGTTCATATCAGCCTCTGTCCTCGTTCACCGATCATGCTCTGCTGTCCCTGGCATTCCTGCCAGATCAGGTACCCCAATGCGTCGGAGGCATGGGTTCTGTTCCGATCCTTGTTCTTATCGATCTGCGTGGATTCTTCCTCGTAAGCCACTTGCTCGAAATCGTCGATAAGCTCCTTACAGCGCGGAGAGACGATCAGGTTCACATCCCCGTCCGCATTGCAGAGCCGCGAATTCACCAGGCCAACGCGCGCCCGCACGCTTGGGTTGGATTTCGGTACGTTCAGATGCGCTTTCGATCCACGGGCGGCAAAGTAGTCATGAATCACTTTGTAGTCCGTCAACTCCGATGCCGTATGCATCGTTGTACCGTTCGCGTCCCCAAATACCGTCACGCCAGCGCGCGGCATCCCGAATTTCCTTTCGAACTCTCCACACAAATGCTCAGTTGTTGCTCTGCGCAACACAATTTCGTCGAGAAGCCGTAC